ATTCAAGCGTGTGATTAGGGTACTCATGCAGAATCATAGGAGCAATTTGCCTATTAGCTGCTTTTTGTCTTGCGACTTGGTACCCAATCAGCATTGCTGAAAGAGTTACTTTTAGTGAGCTTAGAAATTTCTCAAGAACTTTCGTTGAGAAGTTGAGCGCTATTGTTGTCATTTTTTAATTCCTCGTTAGATTTGATTTTGATCTTACGAGGCTGCTTTTCTTTTGGTAGAACCACCTGTAAATTCACGGCTAAGATTCCATCCTCAAGATTAGCTCCTGTTACTTCGGTATATTCCGACAGTCTAAATGACTTAATCCAGTTTTTTGCACTAATACCTTTATGAACATACGAATTTTGATCGCGCCTTGTCGGTCTGTCGCCTTTAATGTGCAACACACCATCATTTACTTCAATATCAATATGATCTTGTTTGAATCCAGCCACTGCCATTTCAACTACAAAATTGTAATCGTCATTCTTTACGACATTGTGTGGTGGGTAGGTATCCTTCGCATGCTTGTGAATATTCTCAAGCTGATCGAAGATGTGGTCAAAACCAATAAAACCCGAACGTGGGTATGCGAAATTGCTAGTCATTGTTTCCTCCTATAGAATAGCAAGGTTATTTACGTAACCTACATAATGTAGCGCTACGATTCTATTTATATTAGATTTTCTTTTTAATCCAACGATAAGCAGCATAGGCAAGCAATAAAACAAAAATTGTTCCAATGCCATCAAACCATGATGTCTCATTCATTGCATCAATTAAATCAGCAGTTAGCCAATCCATTATTCGTGCTCTCCTCCATTACCGCGACAATTACTGCTTTGATCCAATGTTATATTTCGGACAAAGTTCCCATTCACTTTTTTCTCTAAATGGTATGATTTTAATTTGTCTAAGCGGCGCTTGGCCATTTACATCATCACTCTTTTGAATTTCAATAAGACCCCAATCACTCATTAATTGTGCGATTGTATTCCTACGAGCAAGATCGGTTCCTTCAAGGTTAGCTTTCTTACCGTCTAAAAGAAATAGCTCTTTGAAGTGTACTATAAAATACCTGCCTTGCTTGTGCAAAATATGACAGGATTGAAATAGTCTTTTTTCTTTACGTGATGCTACACCGATTCTTGTTAAAGTTTCTCTTACTTTGAGAAAATCGTCTGGTTCATTAAGAGTGATTTCCAGCATTGACTGCGGACTCCACTCGATTACATTATTTTGTTCCACCTTTATACACCTTCTTCTTTAACCCATTGATATCATCTGGCGATAGAAGTGTGAGTGCTTGGCGGGCTTTTTCATTACTGTAACCATAGTATTCTTTAACAACTTCAATATCGCTTTCAATTTGAGGCTTTGCCCATTTCGAAAATCTTTTCTTCTTCCTTACTATATTTATAAGGAAGTCGAATTGAAGACGGCTGTCAAGGTGTGCATGCTGATTCATTTCATTAGCCATGAGAACAGTATCGTTAAAATAAGAAAGACCACGGTTAACCATAAACGCATTGTATTGCTTTTCTGTAATATCATCAACCATTATATCTTTTTTAGAAGTATTAATAGCATTTAAGTATTCAAACGGATTCATATCAAAACCATCCTAATTTTGTACCATTATGTGCAATAATAAAGAAACACGCAACAAGGTGAGTTATAACCCAAACAGTTCTTAGAATAGCAGCAATATCGCTTTCTTTAGTATCGCCAATCTTGCTGCCAATTGTCTTAGCCCATATTCTCCACATTGTACTAAGCAAACTCGACATTTGCCATAAGCTCCGTCATGCAAGCAACTACATTCAATTCATGATCTGCAACAAAAGCGTTTTTATATTGATAGTCAGCAAGTATAAGAACGAGTTGAGGAATAGATTGAGGAGATACTTTATCTGTCATACGATCATACACTCCACGAAAGATTGCACTTGCATCGGTATCAATATTATTGACAACCCATTGCCGCATCTTTTTGAAGTCTTTAGTTTTCAGAAAAGTAAATAGTTCATCGAATGTTTTTTCACTTGATGACGTTAATACGTTTGAGTCAATTCTACCAGATGCACTATGTCTTTGTAATTCATTAAGAACTCTGCGCCAATCTGGTGCATGTCTCATAATTAAATCAGCAAGAACTTTACTATCAAATGATACTTCTTCCTTATAAAGGATGTTAGCAGCGCGGTCCATAAATTGACCACACAATTGAACCATATCTTTTTTAGAAGTATTAAATTCGTATACACCACACCGTGAGTGCAATGGCTCAATAATTCGATTCTTAAAGTTGCATGTTAGAATAAATCGACAGTTATTAGCAAACTCTTCAATGAAACCACGAAGAGCAGGCTGTGTCGATTGAGGATTCAAATAATCTGCTTCATCAAGGATAACTACTTTATAGCCACCTTGTAATGAAACAGAACTCGCGAACTGTTTAATTTTTCCGCGAAGTGTATCAATGTTGCCTTCCTCTGAACCATTGATTAAAATATAATCAAGGTTTAGCATATTACACATTGCTTTTGCGACTGTAGTTTTACCTAAGCCGGCGGTACCGGTGAGAAGCATATTAGGCAACTCACCGGTTTGTACTACTGAACTAAACGTATTCTTAAGGGATTCAGGTAAAATACATTCTTCAATAGTTTTTGGCCGATACTTTTCGACCCACAGAAAATCTGTAGACATTCACATACTCCATAATAAAAAATAACTAGCTTACTTAGAAGCTTGTTCTTGCTGGTAGTTTTCAGCAAGTTGGATGATCTGAATCGATTGATCACGCAATCCACCAATGGTAGATAGCTCTTCACCCTTAAACCCACCACGTTGTGTGAGGGCATCAACTACAGCGATCGTAGACCTAGCGGCACGGTTCGCAACTTCATAAATCTGAGCATGCGGATCTTCCGCTGCTTCGACTTCTTTTTTTTCTTCAGCCATATTAAACTCCGAACGTTGAAGATTTTTCCATAGCAATCCAATATTGAACTGCAGTACTTTTGTTAACAAAGTTTGAGATTAGTTTAGATGAAATACTTACATCATAATCTCCATCAACAATTTTTAGATTGCTAATGTTGAGTACAAAATTAAATTTTGCCTCAGAGTATTCTCCATCAACCATGATAGAGAAAGTATTCGATGTAGTATTCTGTGGATCTACAATCGAAAGTTCTAGTGCACCATCGCTTGGTGTAATCGATACATTAGTATGACCAAGTGCAGATGATGCGCGCTTTAGGCGAGATAGTGTTTCACTATCCAGCGTAAACTTTACATCCGTTGAAGGCATAGTGATTGCTTTACTAGGTGCTGTCAACATTTCTGTATCGCTAAAGAAATATTTACTCTTGGATCTACCTGAGCTATCACTAATGATAACATAGTTTTCATCAAACTTTAAGGTAGGATTATCAACAAGACTAACAACACTTAAAAATTCATTTAGATCGTAAATGCCAAACCCAACTGGAAATGATTCTTCCAGCGTTGCTTCAGCAAGTACATTTTTTGCTTCGGTAATAGTCTTAACAACATTACCAGGTTCTACAATTAGATTAAGATTAATCGTAGAAAAGTTTTTCAATACCTGAAGAGTAGATTCTTTCAGTTCCATAACAAAGCTCCATTGTTTATTCTATAAGTATTATTATACCATAGTTTTGGCGGTATGTACACCATTAAGTTTTAATTTTTGAAAAATTTCTATCTTTAACAAACTCAAGTTTCTCTTGAAATTTTCCATCCAGTATTTCACCTTTGTGAGATATAACAAAGGTGTTTGTATCATCCTCTAAAGAATATAAGATCTTCATCAGATTATCTACTCCATCATGATCAAGTGACGAATCAAATGTTTCATCAAGGATAAGAAGATTTGTGGCTACACTATTTTTCATTTTAGCAACTTGCCGCCACGTAAACAAGAGTGCTAAATCAATTCTTTGCTTTTCGCCTTCAGAAAAAGACGCATAGGTAAAAGCATCGCGATGTCTTGATCTAAGTGTTTCTTGAAATGATTCATCCAAATTAAAGTGGATAAAGAAATCTAAAGTCTGCAGGTAATTGTTAACTAGCTGGTTTATAGCTGGGAGATATTGTTTAATGATTTTAGTTTTAATACCAGTATCTTTTAGCATTTCAAGAATCACTTGATTATATTGTTGCTTTTCATTCAAAGCAAATTTCGTTTCCATAAAAGAATTACGAGTTTGTTCTAAATTCTTTAATTCTTTATGTGAATCATTTAGATCAGCTACTGCACTAGTTTCTAGCTCTCCTTTTATAGAATCTATTTGAACACGAAGTGAACTAATTTGTCTACTGTTAGAATGAATAATTTGTTGCTTTTCTCTAATATCTGTTAAATCTGCAGTAACTTGCTCAATACTTTGTTCTACCGCAGTTGACTCTAGAGATGCACTATCCATTGCACTTTTAAGTTCTTTTGCTTTAGCCTTAGCTGAAGATAGCTTTTCATTTCTAAGAATTTCATCAATGTCCTGAGAACATGTAGGACATGATTCGTTGTCTTCATAAAACTTAGCTTCCTTTGTAATATTATTCATTTGGCTTCTAAATGTAGAATTATATTGTAAAAGACTTTGCTTTTTATCATGCAGCTCATTTAGTCTTGATTCGATTGGTCCTTGCTTTGAATCAATTTCTGCGGCAAGACTAGTGTTTTCTTTTTCAAGCGATTCGATCTCGGTATTATGTTCCGAGATTTTAGCTTCCTTTGATGCCAGATTTTGCTCCGTGAGTATTTTAACATCTTTAATATACTTCTTTTGTGTATCTATTCGATTATTATTTATGTCAAGTTCATACTGGTTTGTACGAAGACTTTCTTTTATAATAGAATATTGTTCTTTACAAAGCTGATTCATTCTAGAAAACACATTAATGTCTAATAGATCTTCAATTACTTCTCGACGATGACCACCTGGCAATTGCATAAAGGGAATAAAACTACCACTACCAAGGACAACAATTTGATGAAAAGATTTATGATTTAGTTTAAGAATATTTTGTTCAAGGATTTTTTGATATTCTTTGGCATGTGATGATTGATTAATCATTGTGCCGTTTTTCCATATTTCAAAGATAGTCGGCTTT